ATGCAAACATTAGTTGCTAGAGGTGGAATTCCGGCTATCAATAAAAGCGAGCTTGATAAACAAGGATTTAAAGGCTATGTAAATGAATATGAAAAGGAGCTAAAAAGTCAATATGGCAGAGTAGAGAATGCTCTAGTAGAAGCACTAGAGGGCATAGACTTTGAGCGCACAACAAGACAAATAGTAGATATATTACAAGACTTAAAAGATTCTATTCCAAGAGTTGAGCATAAAGGAATTATTAATGATTTGCAGAGCTTTGCCCTAAAGCCAAATCCGACAATACAAGATTTATTTGCATTGCGCAAAGCAGTAAATCAAGAATTGCGCAGCAAGGAGCTAAAAAAGCCTAGCATTCAAGCCTTAAAAAATATCAACCAAACAATAGATTCTGATATACAAGAAGCTTTAGACATACTTAGCAATATAAGTGGGATTGAAGCTAAAAAACTCTTCAAAGAATATCAAAACATTAACGCCGAATATGCAGACTTTAAAGATTTAGTAAAAAGTGATTTCTATACACAAAATATCAAGAACAAAAGCAAAGAGAAAGAAATCACACAAGATAAATTCTATAGCAATATCCTAGATACAGCTAAAAAAAGCGGATTTAATAATAGGTCCTTTGAGAGAATTGCTAAGAATATGCAGTCAAACTTGCAAGCAAAGGCAATTCAAGAAGCAATAGATAGAAATACAAAGATAATTAAATCAAAGCATAAGGCTATTGCATGGGATAGGCTAATAGATGATTTAGAGGCTCTAAAGCCATATATTACAGATACAAATTTGCTAGCAAAGATTGAATTATTTGAGGATATGCGAAAGTTTTACTTCAATGATTTGGCAATAGCAAAAGCAATTAGCAATGCAATAGGAGAGAAGCCACAAAGCTATCTTAGTAATACATTTTGGGGTAAGGTCCAAATGTATTTTTATAACACTTTGTATCGAGTTTCAGGACGCTTTTCTGTAAGTGAGAGGGCTAGCTCTTTAGCATTTGAGAATCATCTACGCAATGCTTTGAAATATGCCAGAAGCACAAAGGAGCTAAATGAAACACTTATAGCAGGATTAGAGAAAAATACAACAGATATGCAAGATTCAAAAGCTATTCTTAATGAGCTTAGAAGCTTTAGAGAGAAGTTTAATACATCTACCTATAAAGCTTATGATGAAGCAGCGCAAGCCTACACACAAGAAGCCTCAAGTAAGAAGCAATTAGGCTTTTTACTATCTCAAATAGATACAACAAACAAGCAAATAGAGAACATAAAGATAGATGATATTGTTGATGCTGAAATTATTCATGAGCCAAAAACTACAAAGAACATTGCAAATCAAGGCTTAAGTAATATCTCTAACCTAGAAAATAGAGGAAATATAGCTACTAGCCAATATCTACTAAATAAGCAATATCAACAATTAGAATTTCAAAGAATTTATACACAGCTAAGCGAGCTTTTAGCACAAATGCAATCTTTATACGAAGCCGCTTATCCAAAGCTTAAGCCTAACAAAGATACAAGATTGCTTGCTAATGCCAATAACAATAAAGCTATAGATACAACAAACCAAAAAGCTATACAAGAGCTTTGGCTAAAAACCTTTAATCTTAAAAGCTTGGAAGATGATTTTATTGTGAATATCCCGCATGGATTAAAAGAAACTTTAGGCAAAGATATAAAGTTAACTAAAAAAGACTTTGAAAAGATTGTAAATAATGGTAGAGAAAAGTATATCCCGCAAATATTAGAAACTTTCACACACCCTGAAGCAATCTTTATAGACCAAGCAGGGGAGTTACTTTTTGCTAAAACTTTAGATGATAAATTATTTTTTGTGAATGTGAATAGAGATTATGGAGATACTTATAAGGGCTTATCATTTGCTCCAAAAAAGCGAGGTAACCTGTTAAATAAACTACAAAATGCTCAAAGGGTATTTTTAGATGAAGTTAGCCCCCAAGCTTCGGGATTCCACAGCCCACAAGCTTTTACAGATATCCTATCCTCCACCAACAGAGCTAGCCCTAATTCTAGCATAAACAAGCAAGAATTACTTCCTTCTATCAAACATATCACAAGCTTTCAGCAACAAGCAAAGCAATTAGCCATGAATATAGAATCTGAAATAGCTTTGAATACTAAATCTTTGCAAAGTGAAGTCAAATATGCGCTAACACAAATTAAAGAGCCTAGCATTAAAAAAGACTTAATGCAAATATATAACACATTAGATTCCATTCATACAGCTAAAGCAGGCAAGCTTATCCCTTATACTTCACTAGAAGCAAATGAAGTAAAAAAGCTAAATGAATTAAGCAAACCAACAAAGGCAAAAGCTTCCCAAGCTCCTTATAAAGATGTAGATTTTATTACTAATGCAAAAGGTATTAGCATTTCTACTCTTGCATTAAAGAATGCAATATTACATGAATTAAGCCATAGAGCAAATACACTTATAGAATCTAGCAATAAAGCTTATATAGAATATATAACAGGGCTATCCTTTAATAAAACACCAAATACAAATAACTTACTTATCCCTAAACCATATAATATAGTCTCACAGATAGAACAAGCACCAAGCACACAAGAAGCTATCAAACCAGCCTTAAGAGAGCTCTCACTTTTGCAAACAGATTTAAAACCTCTTAATAGCTATCTAAAACATTTGCAATCCTTAAATCTAAAGCAATATCAAGCAAAAAGCCAAGTTACAAAGGAATTAAGCCAACTAAAAAATGAATTGCTAGATTTGCAAGAAGCAAATAAAGCTATTCCCTATAAGGTTATAAGCGATACATTTATTACAAGTGAAAGCATGCCAAAAAGCTATAAGGCACAATATGTAGTAGTAAAAACACAAGATATTAAGCCTATATTTAGCTCTCAAACACAATATCAATTTAGAAGCCTATATCAATCAAAAAAGATAGAAGATATTATAAATAACTTTGATTCTAGCAAAATGATTTATAGTGAGGGAAGCTTTGCAGGACTTCCACTTATGGATTCACAAGGATATTTACTCTTAGGCAATCATAGAGCAAAAGCCTTGCAAAATCTAAGTCCAAATGCAAGAAGTAAATATAAACAAGCAATCAAAGACAAATTCAATGTAGATTTAGCTAATGATGAGTTATTTGTAAGACGCATTGATGATTCTATCCCCCTAGAGACAAGAATCTTAATTGCTAAGGCTAGTAATGATGGCTTAGAGAATTCTTTAAGCGAGCTAACCTTTACTAAGCTTGCAAAATATTATGATGCCTTGCAAAGCCTGCCAAAAAGAATAGGAGATGATACAAGCGACTTAGAATATCTCTATAGAAAGACTAATCAGTTATTAGGGGGACAACCATTAAAAGAGAGTGAAACAAATCTAGCTCTTTTATCTTCACTTATGCAAGATAAAAGCAAATTTGTAAGTAATATTGATACCCTAGCTTCTAAGCCTAATGATATGGCTATAACAGATATGCTAATCAAAAACGCAGCTAGCTTTTATAATATTAAGAATGCTTACCCAGATATTCCAATAGATTCTATGCTCCAAGATGCAATTACATTCTTAGTAAATGCACCAACAAATACAAAGAAAAATTATGAAGCCTTTGTGGAAAGCCTAGAACACTATATCCTTAATCCAAATAAGCAAGCACAAAAGGCACTAGGCGCAACACCCCTAACATTTAAATCACAAGGCTTAGGCATTGTGCTAACTAGAATTGCAAATACAAATACAAACCCAGCCCAAAGTCTTTTTACATATCTTAAAAGATTTGAGGAAGTAGCAAAAGAGTTACAAGAGCCCAATTTCTTCTCTGCCGTGCGCAATCCAAATGAATATGATTTCTTAAAAGTATTAATAGGGAATGCAAATGAAGCCAATTTGAACAAAATAAGGCTATATTTAGATAAATTACAAGAATATGAAAGCTCACTACCAAAACAAGGAAATATGCATGAAGCAAGCACCACTAGACAAACAGAAGCTACAAATATTAATCCCAACAGTCATGAAACAAGAATATATGATAACAGCACTACTAGAGAGATACAAACTGAACCAACAACAGCTACAACAGACAATATACAGCCAAGCCTTGAATATAGAGAGCAACCACAAGTTGCATTTTCGCAAGAGCAGAAAGCAAATACAGACAGAAAACAGATGGGAAGCACTCCTAGCATTAATAGCCACGCAGCTAGTAGCAATGCTAGAGATAGCAAGGATAAACAAGGACATAATGCTAGCATCGGATTTAGAGAGGATAGCCTTGAGCGACCTCAATCAATTGGAAACCTACATGAGCCTAAAGCAAGCAATAGAATTAGTAACAATCATGATATAGATTCGCAAATACCCAAAGATATACAACAAGCTTGGCTAAAAACCTTTAATCTTAAAAGCATTCAAGAGGATTTTATCCCAAATATTAAGCCAGAGATAATACAGGCACTAGGCAATCAAAATATTCATGTAAAAAGTGGGAGTTTAATAAAACTTAATGTAAGAGGCAGAATCGATTTTTTACAATATATTAAGCCAACTTTGGAAAATCCAGATGTAGTTATGAAACATCAGGAAGCATATCTATTTATTAAAGACATAGGTAATGAAAAATCAATGTTTGTTAGTGTAGTGAAAAATGAGAATAATGAATTACAGAATAATGAATTGATAGTTAGCTCAAATGCACTAAGAACACTGAATAATCTTAAAAATAAAATGAATTTAGGAAATGCGGAAATACTCTATAAAAGTAAGGAAGCCTCAAATATACTCGCTGAAGCTTTTAACCTTAAAACATTTTCTAAGGAACTCACTCAATCTAATTCTACCAAAAATAAAACAGAAATAAAAGAAGCAAAACAAAACTTAAAGGCTATCACAAAACAGACAAAAAGCAAAGCTTCTTTAGATGTAATCCCGCAAGGGCAAAACGGAGTTTCTTTAGAAAAAGAATTTATTAGCACAAGTAATGTAGCAGGAATACTAAATCCAACACAAAAAGCAATTATCAAACAACAAGATAAAAGCGAGAGAGCAGCGATTGAAAAAGCTCTAAATTTAGAGCCTATAGATGAATTTGGCATAAATTATGCAGAATATTACAGAGACGGAAAAGGCGCAATACAAAAGCTACTTAAAGAAAAGCAAGGACAAGTAACAGGTGCATTTTATAAGGAAGGACTAGGAGATATAGACTTAGTATGGGGTAATAAAAACATAGGCTTACAAAAGATTCTAGAAAAACATATAAATGACTTTAAAAGCTTTGTAGGCGATAGCGCAGAACAAAAGCTAATTAATGGCATTGATGAAATCGTGCAAAATGGGAAAGTAGTAAGCAATGCAGGAGTCAATACAATAATTCACAATAAGGATAATAGAGAATATAGAGTAGGTTTATCTAAAGGATTTCATAGTAATGGCGAAAATAATTGGGTGATAACAGCATATAAAAGAGAAAATCCCCACGCACAGAATTTCGACCAAGTTACGAACTCAAAAGAGCTAGAGAATGGATACAATCTTTCTCTAAAGGATTCTCCTAATTCTACCACAAAAAAGCTTAATAAAGATGTTTCGCTTGACGCTGAACTTGAAAGCCATAAAACAGACAGAATAATCAAAGGCAAAAGCGTAAAAGATTTGATAGCAGAATCTAAAAAATCTACCATTATTCCTAAAGAAGTAGAAAGAGAAGCGGAAAAATATGCAAGGAATACACTAGCAAATTCTAAAGACCCATTAACACCTAATGACCCATTCTATGATAAGTATTTTCAAGCAGAAAAACAAGCCTATATAAGAGAAAACTATCTAAAAGAAGCAGAAAAATATGTATTGCCAGATAATGCACATACGCTTATTAAAACAGATAAAGGTATATATATCCCCTATGATAAAGAGGGAAAATATATAAAATCAATAGCTATGCAAAAGATAGAAAACCAAGAGGCAAGAGGATTAAAAACGCCAGAGGTTGAGTTTGAAAATATAAAAATAAATGATGATTTAGCTATAAAAGAGGGTAAATTATACTATAAAGGCATAGAACTTCAAGGACAAAGCGGACACACATATATAGACACCCTAAATATGCTTAAATTCCTAGCAGAACCCATAAATAAAAAAGAGTTTTTAGACAATGCAAAAGCCTTTAGCAAGCAGAATTCAAGTAGCTTTATGTTTGAATCTCCTAGCGAATTACTCTTTGCGTCTCTATCCATACCAAAGCAAAATTATAAATATCATCAAATGATAGATGTTTTATTTGCAAAGTTTGATTTAAAAACAAATAGCTTTGAGGAAAGTTTTAAGGGAATAGATACAATCTATAAACAATCTGGCGAACCTTTTGGGTATATATGGGAGGGGCAAGGCAGAGGGAAAGAAGCAATAGAGTTTTTATTGGATAAAAAGCTAGGACAAATACAAAGAGCTTTTTATAAGGAAGGACTAGGAGATATAGACTTAGTATGGGGAGATTCCAAGATGGGATTGCAACACATAATAGAACGTAGAAGCCAACAATGGGGAGAAGAAAAGGCATTAAGGTTTATTAAAGAGGATTTACCGCAGATTGTAGAAAATTCTAAGCTTTATAAACAAGATAACAACAAAATAGAACTTATTACAGATAAAGATATTCTAATTTTAGGCAGGAAAGATAACAATAAATTTATAGTTACATCATTTAAAGATAGAAGAAGTAAAAGCCGATACAAAGAGTTGGATAATTCGCAGACGTTAGACGAAGCAAATTTTACAAGCAAATCGGTGTCAGAGCAGTTAAAAACTGATGATATTCTTTTGCAAAACCATAATAATTCTACCACAAAAGCAATAACCTTTGATATGAAAGATATAAAGCTAGATAGTATCAAAGACTTCAATACATGGATAGATATGCTAGGCATAAAGTTTGCAAACAAACAAGAAGCAAAAGAAGCCTATCAATATGCACTAGACAATATAGAGAAAATATATTGCTAGTAAAGCGAAGCTTCTTTAGTAAAATCATGTCATTCTGAACCTTCTTGTCATTCTGAATATATTATCTTGTCATTCTGAACCTAGCTTGCTAGGTGAAGAATCTAGTCAATATAGATGTTTCGGGCTTGCCCTCAACATGACGAGGGGGTAGATGTTTCGCTTCGCTCAACATGACAAGAGGGCTTTACTCAACATGACAAGGGAGAGGCTTAGCATGACGAAACAGAAAGCGAAACATCAAGCCTTGTGATGTCTCAATCAGCGTAAGCGAAGCTAAGAATCTAGTTCTTTAGTAAGAGCTATGCTAAAAGGGCAAATAATGAAGCACACTAACGCCATTAACCTTTTTCAATCCAATACACATCAATTATTTGCAAAGATTCTTTATGGTAAATAACCTTTATAAAGGTAGTCTTAATATAACAAGTGCCTTTTGGGTGTTCAAACTCATTATCTAAAATTTCTTGAGACTGCCTTTTGATACCACCACAGATTCCAGCTAATGGCTTTAAAAACTTTTCCTTATGTGTATTATAAAGCTGATGTATCTCATTCTTACAGTGTTGCGATATATTAAAATGCTCAAACAAATCATTAGGATTATCAATTTTAGCCATTTACATCATCTTTTGTAGCAGGAATGATATCTTGCAAAAATACAGATTCTAAAGGCATTACTTTACCTTGCTCTATGGAATTCCATAATTCATCATGTGTTTGATTAGAAATTTGTTTTGCGGATTTATGTTTTAAATCCATAATAACCTTATCTAATATACTTATCTCCATTGCACTAAAGTAATCTAAGTCTGGCTCTTTTAAGCATAAAAAACATGTTTGGCTATATCCATACTTTGAAGTCTCAAATGACTTAATAATCTCTTTTTCTTGCATATTTTTTAAAATTTTATCTATATTTGTAGGCATAGGACCTTGTGGCATTTTCCTATACTCTAAGTTAGTGAGTTGCTTATAATACTTATGCATAAACTCTCTATCTGCAAACCACAAAATTTTGACAAGTTTAACTTTGCCTAGATTATTTAGTGCGTCATTACATTGAAAATAATTCACTATATAGGCAATAATTGCCTCTGTTTTATTCACTTTTGCTACCTTTAATTTAATATTTATATTCTATCACAAATAACATAAATTACACTCTTAGGCAGTGGGCTAGTAGCATAAATCCGCTATTTCTTTTTTCAAAGCAAAAGTTTATAATTGTGCTGTGTTTAGAGTTTATACCAAGATTAAATGTTTATCTATACTCCTTCGCATTTAATCCTAAACACCTGCTTTGTGCATCTCATTCATAGCGTAAAAGTAGCCTTTCCTTATAAATGTTTTTATTCATTTCTTAATGTGTAATCACATTAAGATTAGTAGGATTAATCATGAACCCAAAAAAAGAATTACTAAAAAAAGAAGTTAGAACATATTATGAAACGCATTTTGATTCCACAAAAGAAGTAAGCAAGAGATTTGGCATTAATGAAAGAACGCTGTATCATTGGATTAGTAGTGAAAAATGGCAAGCAGGCAAGCTAGTCAAAAATATAGAATCTAAAAAGATTGTTGAACAAATGCTAAAAGATAGTCTAGGCTCACAAACCACAATGGCTAAAGGCGTTATAAAAGAAGCTATGAAATATAATATGCAAGGGCTATATTCAGTATATCAAGAAAGAATACTTGATAATGCTGCTGATGAAATACTTTTAAAGGCTATGAGCGAGGATTTTATCAATAAGCAAATGGTAAAAACTGCATTAATAGCACAAGGTGAATTTAATCGCTATGCAAGTATATCTATCCATAGTGAAGACCCAAATGCACAAGTAATAAAGCTAGCAAGAGATGTTATCTCAATATTTAGCGATATGAAAAAGTCCATATATAGCAAAGATGATGATAGCTATAAGCTAAAAATCAATAACTTTATTAGTGGCGTTGCTAGCAAAGAAGAAATCGGCGCATTAAGTGATGATGAGATACGACAGATTCTAAGTAATACAAAGTCGTAATTATGTTAGATGTTTCGCCCTTAAGGGCTCAACATGACAAATAGAGGCTCAACATGACAAAAGAGAGGCTTAGCATGACAAAAGAGAAAGCGAAACATCACGAAAGAGCTTGTCATTCTTATTATTTTAGGACAACCTTTCTTGTCATGTTTAGTAAAGCCAAGTTTCTTTAGTAAAAATCATGTCATTCTGAACCTTCTTGTCATTATGAATATAATATTTTGTCATGCTTAGCCTTTACCTCTTGTCATTCTGAACCTAGCTTGCTAGGTGAAGAATCTAGTCAATTTTGTCATTCTGAACCTTTAGGTGAAGAATCTAGTCAATATAGATGTTTCGGGCTTGCCCTCAACATGACGAGGGGGTAGATGTTTCGCTTCGCTCAACATGACAAATAGAGGCTCAACATGACAAATAGAGGCTCAACATGACAAATAGAGGCTCAACATGACAAATAGAGGCTCAACATGACAGGGGAGAGGTTCAACATGGAAAGCAGTAAAGAAGAAAATTCAATAGGGCAAATAATGGGAAATAGTAAGCTTGTTTATATTGTAGGTATGGCTATAGTCGTTTTTCTCTTACACTACAACTATGAGGCTTTTGAAAAGCTTAAAGAATTAGGCAATACAGAGCGTAGAAAAATCCTAGCCTTTCAGCAAGTTATGAGTGAAAAATTAGATATTAAAGAAGGTGAGATAAAGAATAAGGAATTACAAATCGCAAAGTATGATGCCAATATTCAAGCCTTTAATGGCACTGATTGCATGCGCTGCCATGTAGTAGAAACTCATTTACAATTACCAATGAACGCTTCATTACCTGATTTTAATGAATTTAGAAGTAAAGTTAGAAATGGCAGCAATCTAATGCCAGCATATAAAGGCACAACAGGCAAAACTAGAAATGAGATTACAGATTCAGAATTACGCAGACAATATAGAATCTTGGAGCAATTCTTTAAAAAGTATTATTGAGTGTAATTTTTCTTGTCATGTTAGTTTAATTCCTTTTGTCATGTTGAGTAAAGCCCTCTTGTCATGTTGAGCCTCTATTTGTCATGTTGAGCGAAGCGAAACATCTATATTAACTAGATTCTTCAATCGCTATGCTCATTCAGAATGACCTTGTCATGTTGAGCCTCTATTTGTCATGTTGAGCCTCTATTTGTCATGTTGAGCGAAGCGAAACATCTATATTAACTAGATTCTTCAATCGCTATGCTCATTCAGAATGACCTTGTCATGTTGAGCCTCTATTTGTCATGTTGAGCGAAGCGAAACATCTATATTAACTAGATTCTTCAATCGCTATGCTCATTCAGAATGACCTCGTCATGTTGAGCCTCTATTTGTCATGTTGAGCCTCTATTTGTCATGTTGAGCGAAGCGAAACATCTATATTAACTAGATTCTTCAATCGCTATGCTCATTCAGAATGACCTCGTCATGTTGAGGGCAAAGCGAAGCTTCTTTAGTAAAGCCCGAAACATCTATATTGACTAGATTCTTCACCTAAAGGTTCAGAATGACAAAAGGTAAAGGTTAAGACATAACAAGATAATTATATTGAGAATGACAAGGCACAAGGCATATTGAGACATGACAAGCTCACTTGCTTCCATATTTATCACCACCCAGCCCCTTTTTTCTTAAGCTAGAATCAGGGGTATTTGCTACTTAAGTTGGTAGCTTAAGTAGCAATGAATTATATTTTAATTTATGTTTCTATATTATTACATTTTACGCTATTTATAAAAATCTAATATTTACTTATAATAATTTAATACTCTTAGTTGGTTATAAGAATGAAAAAAGAACTTCATGATGAGCTTATGCAAAGCCTTAGTGAATCTATTATGCTAAATAAGGAAGCAATGGACGAATTTGAACTAGCAAAGCAATATTATGAAGGCAATCAATTAGATCCATATACATTAAGCATTTTGGAGCAAAGAGGACAGCCGCCTTTATATGAGAATCTCTATGCAATGCTAGGCGAAAAGCTACTAGGCTATAAACTCAATGCTAATACAGAGTTGCAAGCAATAGGATTCCAAAAGCAAGATAGAGCGACAGCTGAAATCATTACAAATATCCTAAAAAGCATCACACAAACAAAGGAATATCAAATCACAAAGCAGCAATGCGATTTAGATTTAATGCTTGGAATATGTGCTTGTGAGATATGGCTAAAAGAGAGTAGAGATAAAGAAGATTTGGTTATTAGCATAAGACATATTCCTATGTATTCCCTATACATTGACCCATATTCGCAAAAAGAAGATGCAAGCGATGCAAAATACTTTCATAAAGTCTTATTCATGGACAGTAAGGAAGCAAAGAAGCGATATGGAGATAAGCAATTTAAGGAATATTCAAATTCAGAGAATGGAGCGAGAAAAAGAGTTCGCTTTTATGAAAGCTTTGTTAAAAATATTGAAACAAATCAATATGATAGATATATTTGGAATGATAATGAAATTATTAGCATTGAGAAAAATCCCTTTGATGTAAGCTTCTGTCCTATTGTTGTGCGAAAGCTATATATAGATAGTCAAAATAGATTTTATGGCATATTTAGAAATATTAAGCCCTTTCAAGATTATATTAACTTCGCAGAGAACAGAATGGCAAATATGCTAGGCTCTCAAAAGATTCTATATGAGAGAAGTGCGATTTATAACGCAGATGAATTTGCAAAACAAGTAAGCCTAGATAATGCAGTAGTAGGAGTTGAAGATGGGGCTTTAGCAAGCAATAAGATTATCTTTCAAAATCATACCAATGACTTAAGTGCCCTATCTCAAAAGAGTGAGCAAAAAAGAGCCTTAGCAAAAATGCAAATGGGATTTAATGATGAAGCTTTGGGACAGAATATGAGTAGAGCTAGTGGCGTAGTAGTGCAGCAAAGAACAAACGCTGGGCTTGTGGGGATACAAAGATTCTTAATGAGTAGTGATTTGTTTGATAAACAAGTATTTTCATGTTGTATTGAACTCATAACAAAATACTTTACTACAAATCAAATCTTTAGAATTGTAGAGCAAGATGTATTTGAGGAATATTTTGAAATTAATGGCAAAAATGGGGAAAATAAAATCAATGTAGGACATTATGATATAAACATCGAGACTAAGCCTAAGAATAACTCAAATAGAGATGAGAGATTTGCACAATGGGTAGAGCTTATTAAAAGCGGCTTCATTCCACAAGAATATATGAAAGATATTATTCCCCTAGTGCTAGATGATTCAGATTCTAATGTAGCAAATCAAGTCAAAAGATTATTAGCTAAGAAAATGCAAGAAGAAGCAAATAATCCTATGGCACAGCAAATGCAGCAATTACAAATGCAAATGCAACAACTACAAGCACAAGTATTACAAGCCACAGCAAGAGAAAAAGAAGCTAAGGCTATAAAATATCAAGCTCAAGCAAATGACCCAAATATCACCCTGCCAAAAGGTGATAAATAAAAAGGATAAATATGTTGTTATATATTCAATGTCTTGCTTTATTACTTATTTTTTTTAACTTTCTATTGCTTTTATTCGCTGTGCCTCAATCACGCACTTTTACAGCTATAAACTCTATACTTAATTTCTTTTTCTGTCTTTCTTTATTCTTAGCAATAGAGAATGAATATTTGTATTTGCATCTGCCACAATAAAAAGGGCTAAAATGGATAAAGATATTAAAAATCTAACACTTAAGAAATTTAAAGAAAACTTTGATTTTATAGAATCTACTATGCAAAATAGCAAAATGTATACAGAAGCTTTTAAATCCTTTCAAGAAGGTATGAAAGATTATGCTTTTAGTGATGACCAAAAAGCCCAAGCTTTGGCTACTTTCATAAGCCAAGTCTTTCAGAGTGGATTCCAAATTGCAGTGCAAACTGCTTTAAGCATAGATTTAAATGAAATACAAACAAGAGATGCACAAAATAAAAGTGCATTAGAAATCTTAGGAATACAAAAAGATGTTACTTCAAAGGCAAATGCTGCAAAAGAATCTTTTTACAGAGTGCAAGCAAGTAAAATGCAAGCCGCACAGCTGCAAGCCCAAGCCTTGCAAGATAAGATAAAGGCTGAAGTCTTGCATAAAAGTAGCAATGATAACGCACAGATTAATAAAGCAAATTGCATGGTAAGCTATCAAAATGTAATGGGTAATGTGAATAAGCCTCAATTAATTACGCAATATCAAATGCAGAAAGAAACCGTTAATGCGCTAAAAGCAATAGGAGAAGCTAGAATTAATGATTATACAAAAGAGCTAGATAAGGTAAAGATTCCAGAATTTAGTGAAGAGCAAGATACAAATGTAATAGAAATCTATGCCACAAAGCAAATTGTAAGCATAGAAGAGCCTATTAGTTTTATTGTAATTTCAAGCATTGAGCTAGAGAGTGTTGTATGGAATTTTGGTGATAATAATTATGGTTTAGGTTATAATGTGATATATGCCTATAAACAAAGCGGCGAATATAAAGTAAATATGAATGCAACTCTTAGTCTAAAGGATAATGAAAGCAAGCAATACCAAAGAAGCCTAGATATAATTGTTAAGTGATTACACAAGTTAAAAAGTGCAAATCTATAAATCATTCTATGAGATAGAATCTTAGGAGTTTAATAATGTGGAGAAGTGAGTATGGACGTAAATATACAAGCAGTTGTAGAACAATTAAAAAATATCAAGGTTCATAATGTAATATTTGAATTAATAATGAATGCGATACAGGCAAATGCCACCAATATCGAACTTAAAATTATAGCCCCTAGTTTAATTAAAAAAAATAAAACACCCTATATAGATAAAATAGAAGTGATTGATAATGGCGATGGTTTTAATCAGGAAAATATAAAATCTTTTGGGGAATATCGTAGTAATTATAAAAAATCATTAGGCTGCAAGGGTATAGGAAGATTTATGTATCTGAAACTTTTTAAAAATGTAGAGGTTATAAGTAAAAATAAAGAGTTTAATTTTACTTATAATGGTATGACAGAGCCTAAAGAGCGAGACTTTTATGATAAAACAAAAGTAATTTTATCAAATCCAAAAGAGAAATTTTCTATTGATTTTTCCAAGATTAAAAAACAAATTAAAGAGCATTTTTTGCCTTATTTTAAAACAGGAAGCAAAGATATTAAAATAGATATTTATAGAGATAATGAGTGTATAGATAATATTAAGAGTAATGAAATACCACATTTTGAAAAGAAAGAATTTAAAATTAAAAATTATTCTTTTAGCATATCATATCTTTTTGGAGAAAATGATTTTAAAAATGAGGGATTTTATGTCGCAAACAATAGGGTTGTGATAAAAAATTCAGATTTAGACCAAGAAAGTAAATATAACTTGCCAAAAGAAAAAGATTTAAGAATATTTTATATTTTAGAATCTGATTATTTTGATAAGAATGTTAATGATGAAAGAAATGAATTACAGATTTATCCTAAACGAAGAAATTCACTTGAGTTTGAAGATTTAAACTGGAATGAGATATATGATGAATTAGAAAATCAGCTTAAAGTTATTTATAGAGAGCATAATTTTGATATAGAAAACAAAATTAAAGAAAACAGAAAAAAGTCAATTAAGGAATTGCCATATCTTGGAGCGTATTTTGAAAACAGAAATGAATTAAATTTAAATGATATGCTAGAAAATGCCAAGAAAGAATTTAACGATGATAAGGATTTTTTAAGAGATGATAGAAATAAAGCAAAAGGAAACTATGAATCCAAGCTAACCAAAGTAACACAAGCAGAATTAGCTGAATATGTATTTGATAGAAATAAATTAATTCAACGATTAAAAAACTCTGTTGATAAAGGTAGTATAGAAGCTGAAATTCATAATTTGTTTATGCCCCAAAAAACATCTGATGATAAGCAAAATTATAGAAGCAATAATGTTTGGTTATTTGATGATAGATTTATGTGCTATGATAAAATTTTTAGCGATATACAGATTAAGGATATTTTTCCAGAGTTATACAAGAATATACAAAGACCTGATTTGCTAAGCATTATTTCCAATACTTATGAAAAAGATAAGATAAACGATATTTTGTTGATAGAATTTAAAAGACCTGAAGCAAAGAAAGAATATTTTGCAATAGCACATCAACAAATTCTTAGCTATGCTGCAATGATTAATGAAGTTTATTCTCAAAAAAAGGTAAGAATTTGGGCTTATGGATTTTTAAAATTTAACGATGAAGTTTTAAAAAGTCTTATTAGAGATGATTATAATCAGATATATACAAATACTCATTTTCCAATTTGTTATAAATATAATCAAGCAAATAATATAATAGTTCATTTTATGGATTATAATTCTTTGATTTGTGATGCGGAGAATAGAAATCAGTTATTTTTGGATATTTTAAGAGGAAAATATTTATGATGACTCTTATGCCAAACTTCCTCCTCTACACTCGCCATCTTGGTAGTGAGTAGTATGTATCTCTTAAGCCGCTTTGAACCTCTATGCTTTTTGCTTGTCTGTATGGATATATATCACTCTGCCATGTAATGCCGCTTAACGCATCAATGCAATTATCATCATTTGCTTTTCTATCTGGATTATATTTGCGTAATTCTTGCTGTATTTGCGATATGCCTCTAGCATTCTTTCTAATCTTTAATCTATTTTGATTCCAAGCTGGAAGTAGCGTTGCTATTTTTTCATGCTTGCTTAGATTTTGCGGGACTTTAAAGGTTTTAATGATATTTGTTAGCACTCTTTTACCTTCCCTTTGCCTTTGTGCATTAAGTATTAGTATCTGCTTTTGCAAGTTTGATTCTAAGGTAATGCCGCCTCCTTTTGGCTCTATCCTAACTTCTGCACTCTCGTATTCACTCATCATAATAAAGCTTTGCTCTATGAATTCTTGATGATTCCATTTCCCATAAAAGCAATCTAGCAGCACAATTAAAGGTAGCTCATTATGATTTTGTGAGATTCCCACACATACAATAGCCCTATTATCACTTCCATCTTTGGTAGATTCTGCTGGGTCTATGAAAATATATATCTTTTGCTTTGGAATATCAAAGTCGCTTATCAAATGATTACTAAAATCGCTAATATCAAAGAATCCACCATTTGCATCATCTGGCTGTTGCTGATACTGTGCATTAAACGCATATTCTCCCATTGTTTGTTTTATCAAGGCTAATTGCTCTATTGTATGCCTTTTTGGAAATAAAGCCTCATTTGCTTCTCTTTTGTATATAAAGTTTCCTATTTTGTATGTTTTTTTCTCTGTATTTAGGGCTTCTAAATTTACTTCTTCCCACGTGTCTTTGGCTACTTCTTTCAAATAGCCTGTTAAATCGTTTTTATGTAATCTTTGCATGATTACTATCATTCTGCCCGGATTATCTTGATATGCTAAAAGCCTTGATAGAAAAGATTCTGTAAAATATGTAATGCTATTTTTGCGACTTGCTTCAGAATAACTCTCACTAGCCTTTAGCAAATCATCTGCAATTCCTATATGACAATGCTTACCTGTAATAGCTCCTCCAACTGTTGTAGCAAATAATCCTCCACCTTTATCATTAAACCACTGTTCTGCCTTATCCATAATAAGCTTTGAATTTGCAAATAAGCCCCTATAAGTCTTTGACTTAAAGAAATCTCTTGTCTCAACACTCACACTTTTACTTAGCTCATCACCATAGCTAGCATAAATGAATTTGATATTTGGATACAAGCCTAGCGCATAAGGAATAAAACATCTTGCAACAATTTCAGTCTTACCATAGCTTGGCGGCATTGAAATTATTACATTATGTAATTGCCCTTGTAATATCAAATGCAAAATCTCGCACAAATATCCATAATGCCAATTATCTAAAAATGGCATGCTGTAATAAAATTCAAATTTGTATTTGACAAATTCGTATAAATTACGCCTTGCTAATTCTCTCCTAAGAAGTATATGTTCGCTAAATTCTGTCATGTAAGCCCTATTGTTTGCTTTTTACTTAATCAACATATCAATAATCATATTTCTTTTGCAATATGTCTTTATATTCTTCTCCATATATACTTTCTACTAATTCTATTTCTCTATCACTAGCCTTATTTAGAAATACATTCAACTCTGCTAACTCTGCTTGCTTATTATTTAACTCTTTTCTAGCATTGCTTAAATCTGCTTTATTTGCTAATTCTAAGGCTTTTTTAGCTTTACTTAGAGCTTCTTTTTCTTGTGTGAGCTTTCCTTGCAAGCCATATTTCAAAGAATCATTTTTTACTCTATTGATAAAATTATTCAATCGTTGCACTATATCTGGATTTCTATACATAATTTCCTTGAAAAGCAATGTAGTTACTTCAAAGCTATGCTTTATATCATCTCCTAAATTCAGATATATGCTAGATTGTATATCTTTCTTAGCAAATAGCCTTAAGCCTCTAAAAACTCCTAAATCTAAAATCTTATCATTTGTTCGCTCAAAATCATGCAATCTATCAAGCATAATAAAATTAGCTGTATCTTTGCTGCTTAATATATCGTTTTTATACTTTGTTTTCTGCGCTTTATTCTGTTTGGCATTAGCTTTTTTATCCAAGTCTATTGTAGTATTGCCAAGACTATATGTAGTATTATTTCCTATTCTTTCTTTAAAATCTCCTATCATGCTTAATTGCTGCTGTAGTCTTTCAATATAATTTTGACTTCTTTGTATTTTTTTAGCATTTAGAGACTTTATTACTTCATTGCTACCTATCATGTTACTTAGTAAATCAATTTCTTTTTCAAGGTTAAATGTTTGCATGATTTGCTCACTATAGGGACTACTTGCTGCTTGCAATAATCCATATAAATTATCCTCACTTGTATCCTCTAGCTCTCTTGTTGCAAAGTTCAGACTTGAGATTTCTTTAATAATCTTTTGCTTTCTTTGCAAGACTTGCAACATAACTGAATCTGTCATTTCCTTTGTAATGTATGTATAGATTTTAGGTTTGATATTATAGTTATCCCATAGGATATTGCCCTGTCTTATGATTCTGCCTTCTCTTTGCTCCATATTTGCTGGTGTCCAATTCAAATCTAAATGATGAAGGGCTACTAATCTTTCTTGGAAGTTGCTTCCTGCTCCCATTTTACCTGTGCTACCTATCAATACGCGAATCTCGCCACTATTTATCTTTTGTGATAGCATTCCCTTACTTCTAGCTGTGCCTTCTTTACCATCATAATCATGCACAAAGGCTATTTCATTTTCTTTTATTCCTTTCTCTACTAATAATTCCTTTAAATCAGAATACGCGCTAAAGTTTGCTTCATGTCTTGCTAGGGCTTCTTGCAAGTTTTCTAACCTTGTAGTATATCTATCTGCCATTTCACTAGAGAGATTTTCATTTTCTAAGATGTTTGTAATTTTTTCTATCTCTTGTTTTGTTTGGGCTAGCTTTTTATCACTCATTTTCTTTTTTGGAATGCTTGTATCTAAAAAGACTAATTGAGTTCCTTTGTGTTCATTATACATATTATAATTCTGCATAATTGCATTAGCTGCCCTAGCTATCTTTCCATTCTGATTTCTCTGCAAATTTGGATTAATTAAGCGCATATCAAGACTTGCTTTATTTGCATCATTCATAATTTTTAGATGATTATCTCCTCCTTTTTGATATGCTAATTGCGGATTATCTTGTAATTCTTTTGTCCTAGCAATAATATGCTTAGCATATTCTTCTTGGTCCTTATCTTTGTCTAACATTATATTTATGCGTTCTACTTCTGGCTCTATGTTTTTTATTCCCCTCTCTATCAAATCTTTTTTCATATCTTCTTTACTCACACTATCAGTAAAAGAAAAATAATCCATTTTTAATTCGGGCAAATTTGAAAAGTCTCGCATTCTTGTTGTAGGTTTATATTCTCCTGTAGCTTTTAGCTCATACTCTGTGCTAGCATTTGCAAACATCTTGCTCCATTCATCAAAGTTATCAATGCCTTTTTCTCTCAAGCCTTTGAAGTTTAGAAATCTCTGCATTGTATAAATATCACTAATGAAATTTGTAACAGGTGTGCCTGTGGCAAATACTACTTTGCTATTTTCACTGCCATTTTGTATTTTAAGATAGGCATCAAATGCTCTATTGCTTGTTTGTGTGTTAATACCTCTAACATTTATTTGGCTTGTATGAATTGGAAGCGACTTTAGATAATGTGCCTCATCAAACAAAAGCATATCAATTCCTAAATCCTCATAAAATACACTTACATCATCTTTTTTTAAATCTTGAATGTATTTTGTGATTTTCTCTTGAATTTTTGCAATTTTATTTGCTACTGCCTTAATTTTTCTTTTAGGTGTGTTTGGGTCTTGTTGCAAATTGCTTAATATTTTTTCTAATTGGCTTATTTCTTGCTCATAGTATTGTTTAAAAGCTTCTGGTCTGACATTCATATTCTCAAATGCTGTATAGGTTGTTATAACTAAATCATAATCATTATTTTTTATTTGGGCTAGCTGTATATTTTTATCCTTTTTGCTTATGGCTTGCACGACTTTAATACGTGCTTGTGGATAAAGCTTCCTTGCTTCGCTTGCTAATTGTGTAGCAATATGATTTGGCATGACTATCATGCTATTTTGAATTAAGCCCAAACGCTTTGCTTCAATAGCACTTGCTATCATTGTATAAGTTTTTCCTGTGCCTACTTCATGAGCTAATAAGGTATTACTTTGACTAAGGATTCTAAATACTGCATTCTTTTGATGTGTTCTTAATATAATATCTTTATTACTACCAATAAGGCTTAAATGGCTGCCATCATATTTTCTTAGCACTGTAGTATTAAAAATATCATTATATTCCTTTTGTGCTTTTATAGCAAACGAATCATTGCTTATAATATAGTCTTTGAATTCTTTTGTAAGCTGCTTTTTTAGGTTTTCTAAGGCTAGGCTAGAGCTTGGGTCTTTGAATATTTTTACTTTATCTCCTATGGTCCTACTTGCTTGCACGCTTAAAGTCTTATTATTAAACATATCTTCTAAGTAATTAATTGCATTAATATGACTTATACCTGTATTTTCTGCAAATGCTTTACTTGTTTGAATAATCAAATCAGATCTACTACTAGCCTCTGGATTTATTATATCAACACTCCAACCCAAGCCTCTTGTATAAGAAGTTTGCGCTTTTATATCCAATATATCTTGTAGAAATCCATCAGTAATTTCTTTAGAGAGCCAATTCGCTCCTAATGGAATCTTTATGTAGGGGATTTCAATATCTGGTGGAATAACATTTTGTAAATCTTGCAAAGCTTGTGTTTGATAATTGGCTATTGTCTTATCCTTGCTAAGTCTGACATTCCCATTTTCATCATAGAAATCTTTTAATTTCTCTTTTACATTACCGCTTAGAAATTTATCTTTATCAATTAGATTTCCTTCAATATCTATATACATATATTTGTTATCTAATAGTTGCTTTTGTGCCTGTTTTTGCGTTATTCCTAATAGCTCGCTTATTCTTTCATAATCAATTTTCCCATATTCATTTAAGCTTATATGCAGGGCATCATCTAAGGAATTAGCACTTTGCGGTCTTACATAGGGGTAATTTACCCTTTCATTCAAAATTTGCGCTTTTTGGCTACCTATTACTACCTTTTTGCCACTTTTTAACTCTTTTATAATAGGTCCTGTTTCTAATGCAAATATTTCAAAGCTACTATCATCAAGCAAGCTAAAAGCCTTAAAAGTATCATTAATTCTATTATTTATATTTCTAAAGCTTTTATTGCTGCCTAAGAGGTTTTGATATTTCTCATTTACAGCCTTGCGCAATACTTCTACATAATTATCATTGCTATCTAAATCTCTTTCAGCATTATGTAGCTTTTGCAGCGCATTTTTAAGCTGTTGTATTTTTGGAATCTGTTCTTCATATTGCTTTACTCTTTTAGCTATGCTCTCCTCTCTCCAATCTGTTAGCTCTTTTAATTGATTTGTATAATATTGTGTGTCTTTTTGCGCTCTTTCTTGATAGCCCTCTTCATAGTAGCTCTTATGATATTGTTTCATATCATTATAGCCATTTGGAGTCTTAAGCTCTAAGCCATCTTTTTGTATATAGGATTGAAGATTAAGATTTGAGGGATTATAGACTCCATTATCTTTAGTAGCAATTTGCATATTCCCAAAGGCATCTTTTATTGTGGTAAGTTCTCCTAAGATATGCTTAGGATTGTTTGCAAAGTAATTAGATAAAGTTGCTTCTTTATAGGGTGAAGAGTTGATAAAGCTATCAGTTAGACTAGATTGCACATATTCCTCTCCATTATCAAATTTTCTAAATACAAGTATATCTGTGGTAACTTTTGCATCTTTGAATGCTGTATTTGGAAGTCTCACTCCTCCTAAGAATTTCGCAATTTTTGCTATTGCTTGCCTTGTGCTAGAATCTTTTGCATCCATGAAGTTATGCGTAACAATTTGGATAGAGATTCCATTGGGGCGTAGCTTTTGTATGCCTTCTAGCATGAAATAATTATGAATTGATTTGCCTTGTATCTTTGTGTTGCCATAAGGTGGATTGCCTATTACTACATCATATTTGAGTTTATTTGCAAGCTTTGCACTTTGAAAGGGCGCATTCTCGATTATATGCTTAGGATACAAAGTCTTTGCAATAGCCGCACTTATTGAATCTAGCTCTACTGCTATAATATTGTTATCTTGTGGTAGAAAGCCTAAGAATCTCCCACTGCCAGCACTAGGCTCTAGGATATTGCTATCCTTTTTTAATCCTAAGCTTTTAACAAGATTTACCATACTTTCAATAATTGGTGTAGGCGTGAAGTAGGCATCATTGCTATTTCTTAATAGCTGTGCAATAGTTATTTCATTATTAAGAATTGAGTTAGATTTAATATTTTTACTTAAAGATTCTAAGAGTTGCTGCAAATGTGTATAGCGAGAATCTTTTGCTTTAATAATATCAATAAGCTCATTGCTAGCCTTACCAAAGCCTCTAAAATTACTTAAGACATCTCTTTGTTGTGGAGTTAATTCATCTAGGATTTTGTTTTGATTTGATTGCAAGATAGAATCTAGGGCTTCAAGAGCTTTGATATTTTGATTATATGCAAGCTTTGCGCTTGCTGTATCTTGTAGATGAATAGCATTTGTGGTAGAATGGGGATTGTCAATCTTGTTGGCTGGAGATTTGCCAGTCTGTAAAAGCGTATCAGTGTAGAAAATTGACTTGGCGTTTGGAGATTGATAGATTATTTTAGCCCCATTTTCTACTTTATTTTTTAAGATATTTTGTTTTTTAGGTGCGTTAGATATAACGACAAAATAATCCTGCGTTTCTAAGTTAACACTTGTGAAATACTGCTTATCTTCTATTTGCTTTGCTAAAATAAGCATATTATCTATATCCTTAATAACCATCTCAGGGCTATCTAATGTTTCTTTTATCTGTGGTAAATACTTCTCTCTATCTCTTTCTACAAGTTTTAATAAGCTTCCTTTGGTTAGCCTTATCTCCTTATCTCCTAAAGCTTGCTTTATCTCTTGGCTATGTTTTGGGATATAGCTTTGGTCTAGATTATCAAGCCCAAAAGTCTTTAGCCATTGCTCTTGTGTTTCTTTGGTTAATATTCTTGTTTTGCCTGTTTTGTCTGTGAATAGAATGTCTTGATTAATAACGTCTTTTGGTTTTGGTCCACTAATATCTATAAGCTTATCGCCTTGCTTGATTTGTGTATAGCCTTTGCTTCTTAGAATCTGATATATATCTTTTGATGTATGTTTTTGTGGATATTTTTCTAGTAAAAGCTTTTGTAATTTATCTAAGCAAAGAAGTTTCGCACTCATTAGTATGCCTTTCTAAAGAAACCTTGACCTTGTCATGTTGAGCCTCTCCCCTGTCATGTTGAGCGAAGCGAAACATCTATCCCCTGTCATGTTTGGCTTTGTCTTTTGTCATGTTGAGCAAGCCCTCTTGTCATGTTGAGGGCAAGCCCGAAACATCTATATTGACTAGATTCTTCACCTAGCAAGCTAGGTTCAGAATGACAAGATAAAGGTTCAGAATGACTTGTTTTGCTTATCATAATGTATTTATAATTTTTTATAAATAGCGTAATACGCTATTCTTTTTGCTTAAAAAAGCTATATAATTTATCTAAAATCATTAGGATAGTTATGAAACAAGCAAATCAAATACAAGTATCAACCATAGCCAAGCCTAGAGCTATGTATGGAAAGCTTTTTACAGAAAATACACTTAAAGCAAATGCTAGCAATACTTCAAATTGGATTCCTAGACAACCTAAAATTACAGAAAAAACACTTTTTTCTCACTCATTTGAAGCTTTTAGCGATAGGTCTTATTTTGAATTTGCAAGTTTTAGTAGTAATGGTGAGTTTGTCGCTCCAAGTAGTGGCACACTAGCTATTGTCTTTTTACAAGGTGGGAATGGTAAAAAAGTATTAGATGCAAGTGGAGATAGAAGTGGAGAAATTCAAATCGCACAATGGACTGACAAAGGAAACAATGGAAGCTATAGGCTAGCAGATGGCAAGGGTGACCAGCTATATGCACAAGTAGGCGGCGGGAGATGGGATAGAGTATGGAATCGAGTAACTGTTTATGTTATTTACACCTATGCTATGGATATAAGGAATAATGGCGAGCCCTCTAGCTTTGGGAGATATAAGAGCGTGCTAGGTGGACATAGCAATAGAGGCGGAGTAAAAAGGCAGCTGCATTTAGTAAATGAAAACAGAACATGGACGGGGCGAAGATTTCGCGACAATGGATATTCAGGTGTAGGTAATATTTTTAATGAATACATGGATACACCTACAACAGGTGAGATAGGCTTTACAATCGTAAGATTACAGCCTAATGAAGTCGTGCCTATTAGCGTTGGAAGTGGTGGGCATGTTAGCGTGAGCTATCTTAAAACTCTAAAAGATAGCAAGGGTAGAAATATAGATTTAGATAATGCTAGCGTTAATGATGTGATAGGGCATATACCAATACTTAAAGCCTCAACTACTAAAAGACACACAGACGCAAGTTAGTGCATAAAATGCACTAACTCAAAGCGAAGCTTCTTTAGTAAAGCGAAGCTTCTTTAGTAAAGCCAAGTTTCTTTAGTAAAAATCATGTCATTCTGAACCTTCTTGTCATTATGAATATAATATCTTGTCATGTCTTAACCTTTACCTCTTGTCATTCTGAACCTAGCTTGCTAGGTGAACAACATGACAAAGTCATTCTGAAAGAGCGTAGCGATTGAAGAATCTATATTAAATAGATGTTTCGCTTCGCTCAACATGACAAAAGAGAAGGGCTCAACATGACAAGGGAGAGGCTTAGCATGACAAAAGAGAAGGGCTCAACATGACGAAACAGAAAGCGAAACATCACGAAAGAGCTTGTCATTCTTATTATTTTAGGACAACCTTTCTTGTCATGTTTAGTAAAGCCAAGTTTCTTTAGTAAAAATCATGTCATTCTGAACCTTCTTGTCATTATGAATATAATATCTTGTCATGTCTTAACCTTTACCTCTTGTCATTCTGAACCTAGCTTGCTAGGTGAACAACATGACAAAGTCATTCTGAAAGAGCGTAGCGATTGAAGAATCTATATTAAATAGATGTTTCGGGCTTGCCCTCAACATGACGAGGGGGTAGATGTTTCGCTTCGCTCAACATGACGAGGGAGAGGCTTAGCATGACAAAAGAGAAGGGCTCAACATGACGAGGGAGACGCTCAACATGACGAGGGAGACGCTCAACATGACAAGAGGGCTTTACTCAACATGACAAGGGAGAGGTTCAACATAAAGTAATCTTGTCATGTCTTAACCTTTATCTTTTGTCATTCTGAACCTTTAGGTGAAGAATCTTTATCAAAAAGAATCTTACTTGCTAAAGAAACTTCGTTTTTTTGATTGCTTTCTTTTGGCTCATTAGCTTGCTCTTTTCTCCCATTAGTAAATATCGTATCCTCATCAAAATCCTCTCCATAACGCTTTTTCATCAATTTAAAGGCTTCTAGTTTCAAGGCTACCCATATAAGGGTAGTAATGTTGAAAGGCGCACCACCTATAACAATGATTGCAGTCATTTTCATGGTCTCATATTCGCTCAAAAACTCGCTGCTAAAAGCACTCACTACTGCCCATGTAACAAGTAAGCTAACAAAGAATTGCAAGCTCGCCATAAAAATCAAATAAGATACGCGGATTTTACCATTTTCATCTACAAAGTAATTTAGACCGCGTGTTAGATATTGCAGGGAGTAAAATACTGCTACTGATAAAATGGCTATGACTATGTAGTAATAATGTTTGAAAAACTCTTGCATATTTATCCTTTAGCTCACAACAAAATAAAATTATATACAAGCAAGCAACAAAGGCAAATAGCGTAAATAAATCCGCTATTTTAAAAAATTTTAAAAAAGCCTTATAATAAAGTAAAAAAGGAATTATAATGAAAGCAAAAGAAAATACAAAATATGCCCTAATACGAGATGATATGGTAGTAACTATTTTTACTAAAGAAGAAATCAGCGAATGGAATGAGAATGATATTTTAGCAATAGAGATTCCAAAAGAGTTAGAAGATAGAATAGAGGCTTATTCTACAAAATATATAGATGATACCTTTGTATTCAAAGAAAAATTTATACCTTTAGATATAGAAAATTTAGACAATAATCTCTTTGCGGCTATTAAAGAAGGCATTGTAGAAATAATCTTAACTAAAGAGGAATATAACAAGAGCATTGCAGAAAATACACAGACTTATAAAGACTATCAGATAATCCCTATTCCAAATGATAGAGAGCTAGAGATACAAACAGGCACACAATATAAAAATGGCTTTGCAGAATTAGACTTAAAAGAGCTAAAGAGCACTTACTTAGAGCATTCCAAACAATGCTATGAAAATATTAGCAATCATATGGCACTAAATACGAATGTAACTGAAATGCTATCTTGGAATTTGCAAGAAGCAGAAGCAAAAGCCTATGTAGCTTCCAAAGATTCTACACTTGCGCCTTTTATTTCACAAATCGCAAAGACAAGAGACATAAGTCTTGATGTTTTAGCGCAAAAGATTATAGAGAAATCAAATCTATATAGACAAGGCTTAAGCCAACTGTTAGGATATAAGCAAAAAATAGATTCACAAATAGAAAATGCTAAAACCAAAAGGCAAGTAAGAGAAGCAAAATTTGATATAAGTCTTTTTAGCTAATTGTATAGGGCACAATCATGACAAAACTTAGCATATCCGCATTGGGCTTATGCGTGCTAGCAATTATTAGCCTTTTTACTCTTTATACAAATTCACTCAAAAAGCTTGAGTATGAAAAGCAAAAGAATGCTAATTTGGAGGCTAGCCTAAAAACGCAAAATGAAGCTCTAACAAAATTGCAATTAGATACGCAAGCTTTTAATCAGAAACAAGAAATTTTAGAAAGTGAGGTTAGGAAGAAATATGAGGATATTATACAAAGCAGCAACAATACTAGTTCCATTGCTAATGATGTTGCTAATAGTGTTAAAAATGGAATGAGCTGTAAAGCTGATAATTCAACTGTTCGGAAATCCCGAATAGTTGAAAATGAAATCATTGCGCTAAAACAAGAAAACGCAATGTTAAAAAGAGAAATTGGCATAGCAAAAGAATTATTGAAAACAAGTCTTACAAATGAATAAATTATAAATAAGGATAAAATATGATTTCACCACAGACTACACAATTTGTATTACAAGGCTATAGCGATACGATTAAGACTAATCCAGCAGAAACAATAGGCAATACACTAGCACAAACAGGACAGGCATTAAATCAATCAATGAATGACTATACACAAAGGCAAGCACTAAATGAACAAACAAAAGCTAGTAAAATCGCAAACCAATATGAAATAGATAGATATTCACAAAGGCTTGATTTAGCAGATTTAGAAAATGAATCTTTGCGGGGTAAAAACTACTATCAAAATCTAATTAATCAAAATCAGGAAATGCAAAACGACATTACAAGACAGACAAAAAATAGTCAAATACAAGCTACAAAAGCAAGAAATCTTCTTACTACAGCTAGCGATAACTATATCAGAGACCAAACACAATTACAGCATAAATCAATACAACCACAAAGCATTTATGTAAAAGATAGCAATGGTAAATACAGACGAGCAACTCCAGCAGAAGTGAAAAATGAAGACATAACAAAATATAAAGATGCAAAAGGAAAACAATCATATAATCAATATGAAGCTATAGCAGCAAATAATGCAGCATTAAATAGAGCGTCCATTACACAGGCAGCAGGATATGGCTTCCAGAATCAAGCACAACAACAAAATCTACTAATTAAACAACAAGCATTGCAAAATGAAAGTGCAAAAGAAAGTGAACAACAGGCTAAATTGCTTAAAGCCAAAATAGACGAATTGCATAACAAAGGGAAAATAAGCGAATTACAGAAATTAACTATGCCCTATATTAAATGGGCAGATGAGAATATAGGACAAGTATATGAGATGCAAAATCTCTATTACAAACCACATTTGGATATGAATGTGCGCACACCTTATAGCACACAGAATTTAAATATCAATGGAAACTTAGCAATATCCAATGCAAACATTGATAAATTTGCAAGAGATATAGCATTGCTAAAAAGCAAACAAGGCACAGAAGAGCAAATAGAATTTGCAAAAAACAGACTAATTCAAAGCCCCAATATAAAAAAAGCTAATGAAAATCTATCAAAATTAACAGGTGGAAGTATTGAGCTAATCAATAGAGGAATTCTAGAGCAAAAAATAGAGAAAAATAGAGCTTATGAAGCATTAGGACTAATAGCAAAGGTGCTGCCCGGTGAATATCAAAGCGAAGCAATAGCAGTGCAAAAGGAATTTTCAAATAATGCTTTAAATCTAAAAATCGCTACTAAAACATTATCAGGCTCATTAAGCAATCAAGATATGCAACAAGTAAAGCAGTTACTACCAAAAATGTTTGTTGAAAATAAACTAGCAGGCTATATAAAGTTATTAAATCTAACAAACTCACAGATTAAAGCCTATGAAGAACAATTTTATGCTGGTGGTGATATAGAGATATGGGAAACTTTAAATCCAACTCATTATAATAACTACATGAGGCTAAAGAATAACTTTAACTTTCTATATAAAACGGTTTATGCATATTTGCCAGTAGATATGCAATAATTCTTATATCTCTAACTTACTTACCCATACTAACAGTAATATCATTGTTATGTAGTAATATCATGTCATGCTACCTTTCTTTTCATATTGAGCGTCTCTCTTGTCATGTTGAGCAAAGCGAAACATCTCATTAAAGCATTAGCAGCCTTTCTCTTTGCTTGGGCTTCCCTGCCTTAACTTCACCGCACATTTTACGCGGCAAATTTTTTATTTAACCTTAAATTTTACTTAAATTCGGAATGAGAAAGAAAAAGACATATAAAATAAAGTTCATGCATGTTTTTTGACTTATTTTTACAGCAACTTCTAGCATATTTTACAAGAGTGCAAAAAATTGCAAAGCAAAGCTTCTTTAGTAAAACGAAGTTTCTGCAGTCAAGGCAAAGCTTCTTTAAAAGAAATTATCAAATCTCTACCTTGTCATCTCTTTTACTAACTAAAGCTTTTAATCCTCTTGCCATGTTAAGCTTCTACCTTGTCATGTTGAGCGTTAGCGTTACATCTAATAGTCAACAATAGCAAACACTCAAATCCCGAAAAGCAAAACATCTGACTTCAGAGCAAAATAAATCTTTTTGTGTCAATTTCTAAAATTTCATGATAAATTGCAGAAAGTCCGCAAAATAGGGACTTCTAGGAGAATATGAGTTTTTTCATAGAATCTAGTTTCTATACAAATCCCGCATTTTAGGACATTGTATGGAGTTTGTGTCATGCACACAAGCAAAAAGCAAAGAAACCTAACATGATTTTATGGCGCATTTAGATTCTTATAGCTCAAAGCTAAAGCCTTTAATCCTATTATCATATTGAGGGCAAAGCGAAGCTTCTGCAGTCAAAGCCCAAAACATCTATATTAACTAGATTCTTCAATCGCTACGCTCATTCAGAATGACAAGGTGCAAGGTATATTGAGACATGACAAGCTTTCTTGTCATGTTTAGCGAAGCCCTGTTGTCATATTGAGACTTACTGCTTTCATCATGTTGAGCCTCTCTCTTGTCATGTTGAGCAAAGCGAAACATCTCTTTTATGCAACACAATCTAAAACACCAAGAGCAATACATTGACACAAAGCACAAGAGAATTTTTGTGCTTGCCAAATGTCTATGTTACCCACTCAAAGAAACAAAGCAAACCATAAGCCTTAAATCCAAGCACACAAATACAAACACAAAAGCTTTTAACATAAAAGTTACAAAAATACACAAATGGATTTTCAAGGATTTTTCAGGCACATAGGGGGGCACAATTCCCATCCCCCCTCTACTCACTCCCCCACTTATACAAATACTTTAATGATATATAAAAATAAAAATACAAAAAAATGGTTGATTTATAAATAATTTCAGCTATTATTTCTTTTGTTAAACATTTCATAGAAATTTGATTCTAATAATAAAGATATTTTAATCATTTCACTCCTTCAATATAACAAAGTAGATATTTAAGCTTTTGCTATGCAAAAGCATTAATCATAACAAGATAAATAAAGAATACCCATTAAACTAAATCATAACAAGGTAGATACTTTGTAGATGCTTTATATTATTTGAATACTAAGTATGACAAGAAAAAAGATTTAGAACAACAAATAAAAATAGAGGCTTAAATCATGACAAATAAGATACTAAGCAAGAATAAGTAAGATAGATATAACAATACAATTTATCATATCTTAGTTGTATTACTCATTTTATCATTATGAAGTATCTACTCCTATTATCACTCTAAACCTAGCCTAAAGCTAGATGAAGAATCTCTATTAATGAGAGCTTCATCTAAAGACAAAGCAATCAGTAAATAAGACTAGTTTCTTTGCTCTTTAAGACATGATAAAGGTAGTTGGACTTAAACTCAGTGAAGATTATAGGAGTGGTAAGGGAGATTCTTAGAGCTTATTGCTATCAGAATGACAGAGGCTAAATATGACAAGGTAACGAAGTTATAACAAAGTAATCCCTTGTAAAAATGGTAAGCTTATGGAAAAGTAATATGTCGTTGTTTTAGGATAGTGGGGCAGCAATCAATAAATTACATAAAAGGAAAATCATGCAAGAGACTAAGATTCACTCCATTTCACAAAATGATCAAAGCACTATTGTGGCGAAATTTACCCCAAGCAGTGAAAAAGAAAGGCATTATGAGAGTGAAAAGGAGCTTGAAAGCAAATTTATTAAAATTTTGCAAAAAAATGGTTATGAATATAGCAAAATCAAAAATGAAGAAAGTTTGATTAATAATCTTAAAATCCAAATGCAAAGGCTTAATAATTGTGAGTTTAACGCAAATGAGTAGCAAAGATTCTTTAAAGAAATTCTAGCAAATCCTAGTCATAGCACTATTGATAAAAGTAAAATTTTTCATCTTGATTTTTGGGATCAGTATTTTACTTTTGATAATGGCAAAGCACAAAATTTAAAAATCATTGATAAGCATAATATTCAAAATAATTTTTTACAAGTGATAAATCAATACTATTCACAAGGAGATTATAAAAACTGCTATGATGTAAGCATTCTTTAAGCCAGCAAATGTATTAATCTCTAGTGCTAATGGCTTATTTGGTAGGACATTACTACTATTCTATAACTTCGTGCATAAGATTATGAGCCGCTTTGCAGGAGCATTAAGCGACAATCTAGCACATCAAAGCTTAGAGCATCAGCTAGGTTTAGCCCTGCGTTATGCAAGAGATACAAAAGACTTTATTAATACAAGCATAGAATCTTTAAGTAAGAATGAGTTTAAAGATGATAGTGAAGCTATAAAGGTATTAAAAGAGTTTAACTATTGGAGAGAAAAGCTAAATAAAGATTCTATAAATAGCATATTTGCACTAAAAGAAGCCTATGAAACAGAGACTAACACAAAGGCTAAAGATGAAATAGCTACTGCTATTGCAGAGTATAAGCCAAAGTTGCAAGAGTTTCAGGAAATAATTGATGCTGAAGTAATAGAGCATAATAAAGCATTAGGCTATGATGATAATAATGCTAAAACAAAGCAAGCTTATAAGAGTGCACTAGAAAATATCACACCAGAGGAAATGCCTAAAGCCTTAAACGCAGAGGAAGTGTTGCAAATTTTGCAACACTTCGATAATGTAGAGAATCTTAAGCAACATTTAGAGACTAGGGGTGATAGCGTATTAAGAAATAGAATTTTTAATTTACTTGAAACGACACTAAAAGAACCTCATTTTAAGTATAAAAAAGACAATAAAGACAAATATTTAAAGCGGTTTAAAGATGGAAAAGGCTCTTTTTATTATGTGTTAATTACAAAGAATAATGATAAAACTTTTATTACTCATTTTAAAAATACTGATTTAGACTATTTAACAAGAGAATTAGAGAATGCAGATGAAATATTAAAAGGGGACGATATTATAGCCTCGCTTAAACGTCCGACTGGTGCTAGTGGAAACACTACTAAAGAGGCAACCCTCGACAATAATTCTACTACAGATTCCATAAAAAACAACTTAATCGAACTAAAACAAGATATTAATGAAGTAGAAAGCCTATTGCAACAAAATCCAAGCAAAGCATTAGAGTATAAGTTGCAAGAAAACTATGCAAATTCTATAACACAAGCAGGCAATTTATTAAGCTATGTAGAGAATATGGCTAAAGAATTAGCAAATAATCCATCACAACTAAAAGACTTAGCAAAGCTAAAAAGTGGCATAAAAGATTACATAAAAATACCTTATAGCATTATTGTAGATTCTAAAGGCAATGCACTTCCTTTAACTGATAGTGCTATTAGAGCCGCAATACTTTATTATTTCTTTGAAGAGTTAAATAGACTTAGTAAAAGAATGCTAAATAAGGCTTTAGAAGCATTGCCTAAGCCCATATTAAACAATGACATAAAACATTTAACCTATCAAGCAAAAGCAACACAAAAAGAGTCAATGAATGCAGTATATAAAAAGGCTAATGATATAGAAGTTAATTATAAAAAGATACAAGGTTTATTACCAGCACCAGAAGCTACACAAAATAAGATAGATAGTAATCTATTCTTTGAAAGAAAAACACCTTTAGAAGCAGAAGTTGAAAATAATGTTGAAATTTTTATAGATTCTAGCAATATAAAGCATGCAATCCCAAAAGACATAGCTACAAAATGGAAAGAAACCTTTAATCTTAAGAGCTTGCAAGATGATTTTATACCAAATTTTAGCCAAGAGATAAAAGAAGCATTAGCAAAAGAGGGAATACAAGAGATTAGATTAAAAGGTGGGAGCCTTTTAAAGCTTATGAATGAAAACAGAATGAAATATTTAGATAGAATAAAACCAACCTTGCAAGAACCACACAGAATTATAATGCAAGATGAAAATACGATTATTTTTGCTAAAAACTTTGGCGAGCAAAAGCATTTTACAAGCGTAGCAAGAAACGATAATAATGAATGGATTATTAGGAGTAATGCACCAAAAAGCGAGAATGGATTAAATAATAAAATTGAAAAAGGCGGATATGAGATTTATAATAAAAATCAAGCGAATAGTCAGATTAACGCTTCTACCCCTTACGATGATATAGCAAACTCTAATATCAAACTTGACAAAGAGCATTATACCACAGATTCCACAAAACCACAAACACAAAAACAAGCCGATTTAATAGAATCTAATATGAAAGGAAAAGCACATGAGCGACAAGAAAGCACAAGACAAACCGCAAACAAACAGGGCACAACAGCCACTACAACAAAATCTATTGAAAGAGATTATAGAGCAGGAAGTGAAGGGCTTAATAATCACACGAGCGATAGTTCACAAGGGCTACAAGACACAAGAGGAGCTAATAAAAGAGACAATGAGCCTAGCAATGCAGATGGATTCAAATCACAAGAGATACCACAGGAAAAGCCGCAAGATAATGCTAGAGCAGAGGAAAACATACGAGCAGAGCCTAGCAATAGCAGCTTCGATACTAAAAGCAGCGATGATATTCTGCGAGAGGGAGAAGGACATAATGCTAGAATCGGATTTAAACAGGATAATAACATCGGATTTAATGCAGGAGGAAACAGCAATGAGTATCAAACAAGCCCTAGATTTCGTAGTAGAAATGTATCTTTAACGCACAAAGGTAAAAAGGCTAAGGATTCTAATATTGAATCTAAACAAGCTAAAAGATTTTTCGCTAACGCTCAAAATGACGAAGCATTGCCTCATTCCGAGCCTAAAAGTCATTCTGAGGCTTTAGCCGAAGAATCTATACCGCAAGAAGATACACAACAAACCACAAAAGACATCATAAAAGAAGCAAAACAGCAAAAATTAAGCGTCAAAGAAACACAGAAACAAATCAATGAAAATAAATTAAAACAGCAAATACAAGCAATACAAGACTATGGAGATAAGTATTTAGAATATAGCGATTATAAATTCTTAGAGGATAGATTGCAAAATGAAAAGAATGTCAAAGCATTAGCAATAGACTTTTTAGATGATTCTATACATGTAGTAAAAAAGATAGAAGTAGCTAATACAAAAGATAATATACCTATAACAATGCTTCATATAAAAAAGCTAATAAGTAATAGCAAACAGCTTAGCAGCAATAAAATAATAGAGCCATTAACAGGCTTAAAAGTAGATAAAGATATGCTAGCAGGCTTTACTTCTGATAGAACAAAAGCACAGATAATGGGCTATGCGCTTAACGATGTAAATAGAGAAAAAATACCCTATGCACTGCAAAATGGCATTAATACACAGCATTTAAGCGATTTTCAAAAAGAGTTATTGAAAGAGATAATAGAAAAAATAAACAATGAGGGTAAAAAGCTAGACATACAAAAAGCTAAATTAGATTCTAATATTGAATCTAAACAAGATTCTAAAAGATTTTTCGCTAACGCTCAAAATGACGAAGCATTGCCTCATTCCGAGCCTAAAAGTCATTCTGAATCTAAAAGTCATTCTGAGCGTAGCGAAGAATCTATCCCGCAAGAAAAACCAAAACCCACAAAAGACATCATAAAAGAAGCAAAAGAGCAAGGCTTAAGTGTAAAAGAAACACAAAAGCTAGTTGATGAGAATAATGCAAAGCAAGGGACATTAGAATTAAACCCCAAGCCTTTAGCAAAGCTCGGACGTAATACTTCACAGCTTGGGAATGCTAATCTCACAAAGACTACAGCGTCCGAATCTCTAGCGCCTATTGAAAAGCATTTAGATGATTCTACCATAAGAAGTCATACAAAAGAAAAAGAGTTAAAAAAGTTGCAAGGTAATCTACCACGAAAAGACTTAGATTCCAAAAACAAAGAAAAACAAGAGATAAAACAACCTCTAAGCCTAGATGTAGAGAAAATAGAAAAAGCAAAAGAGCGACTCTCAAAGCCACTAATACAAGAATATGAAACTACACGAAAGGAGCTAAAAGAATTAAAAAACACAAAACCTATCCTAAGGCAAGCCTTACAAGAGCTAAAAGAAATTATGGGTGAGGATAAATTTAATTCTTTAAACAATCAAGGAATGTTTAGAAAAAAGCTCACCTTTAGGGATATGGAGAATTATAACTATTGGAAAGAATACATAGATAATGATGAATATCAGCCATTCTTCACTAAATACGATGCAATCTTTGCAGACAATAAAGCAAAAACAGAAGTAAAAGAAGAGCAATTAGACGAGATTGGCTATAAGATAAAAAGCATAGAATGGGATTTATGGAATGTTCCGCAGAACTTACGCACGCAATGGGGTTTGCAGCAGGAGGGAAATAATTTCATAGCTTTAAGAGATATGGCGCATAAGCATGGTTATTCTGACAATCAAACCTTTAAGGCTCAAATAGAGCAATACAAAAAACAGAATGCAAATAATCCTAATATGCGAAGCAATGATAAGCTTTATGAGGTATTAACACAAAATATAAAAGAATGGCGAGATAATATAGAAAAAAAGATAAATACAAATCCTATCAAAGAATTTGGCACAAATTACGCAGAGTTTTACCACGATGGGCAAAATGCAGTTAAAAAGCCTTTAGCAGAGAAGCAAGGACAAGTAGCAGGTGCATTTTATAGAGATGAGCTAGGCGATATTGATTTAGTTTGGGGTAAAGTAACAAACGCAGAAAAGAATAAAGGCTATGGCTTAGCACATATTATAGATAAACACCCGAATTTAGATTTAAAACTTATGGCAGATATAGTAGAAAAAGGAGAGATTAAAGAGACTTTTAGCGGTGCAAATATTTACTATGATGATTATATTTTAGGAATAAATAAAGGTTGGGGAGAAAATGGTGTTATATATGGAGATAATAAATGGATTGTTACAGCATTTAACAAAGGAGAAAATCATCACCTTAGCAACCTTGATGATTTTAAAAAGGGGAAGGACTTTACCACTAAACTCAAGCCTAATTCTACCACAAAAAAGCTTAATAAAGATGTTTCGCTTGACGCTCAACATGACGCAAGGAATAAGAAGCATGACAAAGCAGAAAAAGTAGAGCAAGTAGAAAAAGAAGCAGATAACTTTCAAAGTAGCTCTAATCCAGCAGGATTGCTTAATCCAGAGGAAAAAGCATTAATACAAAAAAGCTTTAAGTAACAAGATTTAGAAGAGATAGCAAGCTCTAAAAAGCTATATGATTTAAATATGGATAGCTTAAAGCTTTTGAAAGATATATTAGAAAATCCAAGAGTGCTAAATGATAGTGAAAAAGAAATATTAAGCAACTTTAGAGGCTTTGGTAAAGCTAGTAATGAGCTATTTAAAAATATAAAGGAAAAAGGAGAAGCTTACAGGGAGTTAGAATCTTTGCTTAATTCTCTAAGCGAGCATTTAGGTGAGAAAATAACACCGCTAGATATGCTTAAAAGGGCTAGTGATGCCTTTTATACACCGATGCCAATTATTAGAGAAATGGTAAGTCTAGCACAAAGCTTTGGATTAAAAGAAGGGCATTATGTCTTAGAGCCTAGTGTTGGTGTGGGTAGATTCTTAAGTGAGTTAAGCAATAAGGGCTTAAATATCCATGGAATAGAAATAGATTCTATCTCTGCAAAGCTAGCAAGTCTAATCTATCCTAATGTAAAGATTAATAAATCTGGCTTTGAGAAATCAAAATACGCAATCAATGATTTTTACGACTTAGTAATCGGCAATCCACCCTATGGTAATTTCATTATTAAAGATTCTAACTTTAGGGCAACTGCTCATAACTACTTTATGAAAAAAGGCATAGACAATCTAGCAGAAAATGGCATAAGCATTCAAATTGTTACGCATAACTTTATGGACGCAAAAGATAAGCTAACACGAGCAAAAATAGCAGAAAATGCGGCTTTTATGGGCGGTGTAAGACTACCAAACACTGCCTTTAAAGACGCAAAGGTAACAACTGACATATTAGTCTTTAGAAAAGCTGGAAAGGGTGAGAAGCTAGATAATTCATGGATAGAAACAACAGATTTTAATGGAATGCAAGTATCTAAATACTTCTTAGATAATCCGCAAAATGTCTTAGGAAATATGCAAGTAGGTAAAGGGCAGTTTGGAGATGTTATAGAAGTAGTCAATAAAGACTTTGATATAAATAGCTTAAAGTTACAAGAGTATATAAAGCATGATAATCTAGCATTGACTACGCATAAAAGCAATAGAGAATCTCTATTACAAGAAGTAGAGGAAGCAAATAAGGCTAAAGAATTTATAGGAGAAAATAGCCCTTTAGTATTAAAAGATAATGAAATATATAGACATGGCAATATAATCAATGTGGAAGCAGAGCTAAAAGAGCTAACTGATTGGAGTGAAAGCACAATCACGCAAAGAGCTAAAGCCCTAAAAGATATGCTACCAGATATAAATAATGTAAGAGAAACTCTATCTAAATTGCAAAATGCAGAAAGAGAAGGGCTAGAGTATGAGACAATAGAAGCTTTAAGGAAAGATTTAAATACGCAATATCAAAAGCTAGTAGGCAAAAACTCTAGCTTTTATAATAAAAATGGAGCAATTTCACAAAAGTTTAAAGCTTATGAAATGCTAGATGATGAAAGCTTTGAACTCTTTGCATTAGAGAAAAAAGCAATAGTTAACAATGACAAAGTAGTAGGAGCAATAAAGTCTGATATTTTCACAAAAAGAGTAAATTATCCATATATTGCACCACAAAGTGCTAATAATTTAAATGAAGCAGTGGCTATAACTTTAAATGAAACAGGAAGCTATAATTATGGACGCATTGCCGAGCTTTTAGGTAAAGATATAAAATCTGTTAAAAAGGAATTGCTAGATAATAAAATACATTATTTAGATAATAACGGGGAGCATATAGAAAAAGAAGCATTCTTAAGTGGTGATGTAAAAACTAGGCTTGAAAGCTTTCATGATGAAAATGGATTACCTAAATTTAGCGAAGATGAAAGTATAAGAAAATATCAAGAGATTGCATATAATGATTTAAAGAATGTGATACCTGATGATATTGAATTGCCTTTAGTAAATATCCCTTTAGGTGCAAACTGGCTAGATAAAAATATAACAGATTCTTTTTTAAGAGATGTTTTAGAAAGCAATATAGAAACAAGCTATATTCATGGTGTAGGTTGGAATTTTAAATATGACAAAGGCATAACAACAGGCAGGGATTTAACAATAGCAACAAGTGATAAATTTAGAGAGCAAACAGGGATAAGCACTATTGATGGGGCATATTATTTAGAAGATATGTTTAATAATAAAACCTTAAAAGTGCAAAAAACAATTTTTAGCAAAGAAAAGCCAAATGCAGTTACATATACAGACCCTATAGCCTCTCAAAGCTTAGAATCTATGAAAAAGCAATTAAGTGCAGAGTTTAAAAACTTTATCTTAGAGAATGAGAGCTTTACAGACATCGCACAAAAGCAATATAACGATACCTTTAATCGCATTGTGCAAAGAAAATATGATGGTAGCCATATACAACTTATTGGTAAAAATGCAGATATATCTATGCGAGAACATCAAAATAACGCGATATTTAGGTTTTTACAAGAAAATAGCACGCTCTTAGCACATGATGTAGGCACAGGTAAAAGCTATACAATGGTGGCTAGCTCTATTGAAGCTAAACGAATAGGAATAATAAAAAAGCCCATGATTGTTGTGCCAAACAATGTAGCTCCACAGCTTGCAGCAGAGGCAAGAAGGCTTTATCCAAATGCAAAAATACAATTGGTGCAAGCAGTCAGCAAAAAGGATAAAAATAAACAATTAGCAAGGATTAAAAATAATGACAATGATATAACCATAACTACATATACTGCTTTTACAAATATGAATATCTCGCCTAGCTACTTTGAGAGATATATACAAAATGAGCTTAAATATATTGATAAAATAATAGAAAAACTAGCAAAAGACCCTAATACACCAAAAAGAGTAATGAATGCCGCACTAAATAAAAGAGACAAGCTAAAAGAAAAGCTAGAAAATTACATACAAGAAATAGAAAATGAAAAACAAAATCTTTTCTTTGATGACTTAGGCATTGATTCCTTAATGTTTGATGAGGCACATTATCTAAAAAACTTACCCATACAAACCGCACAAAGAAATGTAAGAGGTATAGGAGCGGCAAACTCCCAAAGGGCATTAGATGCGATGATGAAAGTAACACATGTCTTTGATAATGACAAAGGCAAAGTGTTATTTGCAACAGGCACACCTATTACAAACTTTATAAGCGATGTATATGTCTTGCAAAGATTCCTAAGTCCAAAAGGTTTAGAATCTGCAGGGATTGAACACTTTGATGAATGGTGTAAGCAGTTTGCAGGGGCAGCAAGTGAGTTTGAGCTAAAGGCAACAGGCGATTATAAACTCACAACAAGGCTAAGAGATTTTACAAACTTACCAGAGCTAAAAAATCAATATCTACAATTTGCTGATGTCGTTACAAAAGATGATATGAAAAAGGCAGCAGAAAAGCAAGGTATAAAGAATCTTGAGCCAGAGATTGAGCGCATTAATGTAGTCATTGATAAGAATTCACATCAAGCTGAATTTATGGAATTAATAAAGAAGCGAGCAGAAAAGATAGAGCAAAACAAAAGAGCTTCAATGGAAAAAGGAAGCGATAATATGCTAAAAATTATCTCTGATTCTAATAAAGCAAGCCTAGATATGCGTTTAATTGATAGAAGCTTGGAGAGAGATTCTAATGGTAAAATCGCACAATCTGCAAATAATATCTATCAGAATTATAAACAATATGACAATGTGAAAGGCACGCAATTAGTCTTTTTAGATACTTCAGTGCCAAAGAAAAAGGTAAGTCCGAAAAAGATAGAAAAGCTAGGAAAAGAGTTAAAGAATCTTCAAAAAAGAATAGATGAATTGGAGGAATTAGGCGACTTTGAAAAGGTAGAAAATCTTAGTAAGAAAAAAGAGGATTTAGAGATACAGATAGAGCAGTATAAAGATGGCTTTAGTGTGTATGATGATTTAAAAGAAGTCTTAATTGAAAAAGGCATAAAAGAGAATGAGATAGCCTTCATACATGATTATCAAGCGGAGGGTAACTCTAAATGGAGTAAGAATGTCTTAAGAGAAAAGATAAATAGCGGTGAAATTAGAGTATTAATCGGTAGCACAGGTAAAATGGGAGCTGGAAGTAACTTCCAAGAGCGATTAGTCGCATTACACCATTTAGATTTAAATTGGACACCAGCCAATATGGAACAAAGAGAGGGTAGAATCATTAGACAAGGAAATAGGCTAATAGATGAGATACCAAACTTTAAAGCTAAAATCTATACCTATGTAACAAAAGAGATGAGTGATGCTTTAATGCTTCAAACCTTAGAGCAAAAGCAAAAGATTATAAAGCAGATTCAAGACCCAAATCTAAAAGCAAGGTTTGTAGAGGATACTAGCGAAGATAATTTGCATGGCAGGCTTAAGGCTATGGCAAGCCCAAATGCAGAACAGCATTTAGAGTTTATGGGCTTACAAAAAGAGCTAGATTTGCTAAATAATACTATTGCAACAAGCAAAAACATTGTAGCAAATAACACAAGAAAGATAAAAGAAGCACAAGATTTTTTAGCACGCAACAGCCAAAAGCTAGAGTATCTAAAAGAGTTTATAAAGGACACAAAAGATAATGATACTTTAAGCATTAATGCTAAAACATGGAATCTAAAAGAGGATAAAAAGGCAAAAAAAGACACAAAAGAGAATGATAAGCAAAAGACTAAAAGCAAAGAAAAAGAAAATGATGTTATAAATCAAGCTTTAGCTGAAGTCATGAAAGACTTTGCAAGAAATCCTGACAAAATGCAAATAATAGGCACATATAAAGGCAAAAATCTAATGGCTTATAAGGCTAGCAGTGGTGTAGAAATGCTTTTAGGCGATGATTTAAAAAACTCATTCCCATTAAATAAGATTGATTTAAAACAAGCATATTATGATGAGCTAAACTATCTAACAAGGCTAAATAATGGCTACACTAGGCTTATAAAAGGCGATTATGCTAGCGTTTTAGAAGGACAAATCTATGAAAAAGAAACACAAATAGCAAAATCCAAAAAAGCCTTAGAGAGAGAAAAAGGCAATGATTTAAGCCAAACACAAAAGCTTTTAGAAGAAAGAGCGTATAGGCAAAAAGAGTTAGCAATCTTTTTAGGCATGGGAGAGCAAAAAGACCATGAATTTATGGAAGCAGTCTTAGGCGAGTATTATAAGAAAATCATACATGATAAGATTAATGCTGAAAAAGAGGGATTAGATATAGAATCTAATAAAGAAGCAAAAAATGTAAAAGAAACACAAGCAGATATTCATAAGCATAGGCAAGAAACAAAAGAGGCTTTAGAGACATTATTAAATAAGGATATTATAAATAACAAAACAGGATTAAAAGCACAAGTTTCTAGCAAGTCTTTAGCAAAAATGTTAAGCACAACAGCTATAAATAAGAGTGTAGCTAATGGCTTTAGCGAGTTAGAACACATACAAGCAGTGCAAAATATACAGAAGCTTTATGAGAATGCTACCCTAAAGGAAACCACAAAAGACAAAAGCGGTGCTAATAACTTGCTTATACATAGATTTAATTCACCATTTAATGATAATAATGTGTTGATTACGATTAAGGAAACTACTTTGGGTAAAACAAAGGGAAATAAAATTTATAGTGTTGAATTAGAGCTTATCGAACAATCCGCCCCAACGCATAGCACGACATAGCTAAGGGCGGAATTTTTACATATTTCTAGCTAACGAGTCCCGTGCAGTTCGTTAGATATGTAAAAACTTAGTTTCATCATACCACAGAATCTATAACAAATAAGAAAGGATAAACATGGAAGCATATATACCAATAATTGGATTGATAGGACTATTTGTAATATTATGCCTAATAAAGCACATAATAGGTATGCAGAAATCAACACCATATCCAGATAGATACCTATGTGATATGTATGAGATAAAAAGGTTAAAACATGACATACAAATGCTAAAAGATGAAATAAAAAGGCTAAAACAAGAAAGAATAGAAAAAGATGAGATTCTACAAGCAATCAAAAGCTTAAAAGAAAAGTAGATTTTAAAACATATTATGCTGATGAAAGTGGAAGTAGAATGAATGAACTTGTTAATGAAATGGAAATTCTGTATAAGAAAGAGAACTAAAAGGTCGCAGACCTAGCTAACAACTACACACTAGCTGGATTCGCTTACTCTAAGCCCCATAAGTTGAGTAGGGTTGAATGCCTAGCAGCCAAAACCTTTTAGTCTGTAATTCTACTACAGAATCTATAACAAATAAGAAAGGATAAACATGGACGCTTTAGATACTGAAAAAATGTTAGAAAAAATACAAGAAAATCTAAGAAAGCATTTAGAAAAGCTTTTAAAAAATAAGGAATACGAGGGCTTAAAAATTGATGATATATACACTGATTATTGGAATGATGAGTGTATGTATGTAGGTATTGAGCTTGTAAGAGAGGGCAAGTAAAAAGATGACTTTAAGCAATACAAAGAGAGGATAAACATGGAAACATACACAGCAATAATTGGATTGATAGGACTATTTGTAATATTATGCCTAATAAAATACATAATAGGTATGGAGAAATCAACACCATATCCAGATAGATACCTATGTGATATGTATGAGATACAAAGACTAAAAGATGAAATAAAAAGGCTAAAACAAGAAGCCATAGAAAAAGAGGAGATTCTAAAAGAAATAAAAAGCTTAAAAGAAAAGTAAAAACATGCAAGTTAATTGGGATTATGTAACTTTGATATTAACAGGCTTTATTATGCTAGTTGTGATGTATCTAGTTTATAGCTTCTTTGCATTTTTAGCAGAATTTGTGCTTAATTTGCATAAATATTATTCTCTTAAGGTTAAGCATTTTGAAAAAGAACAAAAGCAAACAATAGTTAATAAAAGCAATATGAGCTATAAAGAATTAAAAGACTTAAACAATGTAATTTCTGCAATATTGCAATTTAGCGATAAGAGATATTATGTAACTAAAGTAGAAGCAGATCTAAAGAGTAATAATGAAGTCTTTATATCTATAACACTAAAGGATAACCATGATAGAAACAGATAACCTAACATTGAAAAAGTTTCAAGAAAACTTTGACTTTATAGAAGCTAAAATGAAAGATAGTCAAATCTATAAAGACGCATTAGAGAGCTTTACAAAATATATGCCCTCTCACTCTTTTACAGACGACCAAAAGGCTTTAGCTTATAGTGATTTTATGGCTAAAACATTCTTAGGAGTGTTTAATACAGCCGTGCAAACTGCTTTAACAATAGACCAAAATGAAATAGCTACAAGAGATGCACAAAATCAAAGCGCATTAGGGATTTTAGGTAAGAAAAAAGAAGTAGCAATGCTAGCTAATCAAGTAAAAGAAAGTTTCTTTAAGATACAAGCTAGCAAAATGCAAACCGCACAACTTCAAGCCCAAGCCTTGCAAGATAAAATCAAAGCTGAAGTCCTTCATAAAAGTGCAAATGATAACGCTCAAATTAATAAGGCTAACTGCATGGTAAGCTATCAAAATGTCCTATCTAATGCAAATAAACCAGATCTATTAAAAAGCTATGATATGCAAAAAACAACAGTTGATGCGCTAAAAGCTATTGGTGAAGCAGCAATTAGTGATTATACAGATGAGTGGAAAAGGGTTAAGATTCCAGACTATAACACAGACTTTGATACTACAATCATAGAGATTTATGTAACTAAAAGCATTATAGCAATCAATGAAGTAATAAGCTTTCATATTGTAACTTCCATTGAGTTAGTAGAAGCAGAATGGGATTTTGGCGATGGACAGACTAGCACACAAAAGGATAATATACTAAAATCTTATAGTAAAAGTGGCTCATATAATGTAATGCTAAAGGCTTTAGTAAGCGTTCAAAATGAAGAGTATGAAAACGATAAAACACAAGAGAAATTCCTAATAAAAGAGTATTTTAGAAACTTAGAAGTGCTTGTGTGTTAGGGAGCTTTGTTGTATTTGATTAGAAATAAGTTTATAAGTGAGAAACTTGTAGCAATTATAATATTTATTTACAAGTGGTTTTAAGTCTAAGCCCCAGCTCAAAAGCGGGGCAAAGCTTTTTGCGTTGCTTATTCTACCATATAGGAGTTTTAATATGATCTTTTTTGTTATAGCTTTATTAGGATATTATATATTTGACTTAAACAAGCGAGTGAGAGAGCTTGAAAAAAGTTAAAGGATTAATATGCAAACTTGTTAACAATAGCAAAAGAGTTAGGTATAACTTACAAAGAGTTGTGAGAAGCGATAGGTTATAGCGAGAGTGCAATAAATGGAGCAGCACGCAAGGATAGTGTTAGTGAGCCATTAAAAAAGGCTATTGAGCTTTTTTGGAAAATCTTAAGTTAAAAGATGAGCTAAAGGACCTTCACACTTTAAAGGCTATTTTAAATAAATAAAATCACGCTAGAGCTAGTATTTAAAAGAAGTAGCAAGGAATGAATTGGAAGAAGTGAATTTAGAAGCCATTAATAAAGATAAAAAGATATACGAAATAGGCAATTTTACTTATGAAAGAGCATAGAATGAAGATTTGATAATCTTGAGTTAATCCCTGCCACCTTGTCATGCCTGCCAATAAGTCATGTTGAATAACTCCACTTGTGTTATGTCTAAGCAAAGCCGAGTAATGCGTAGCCGAGTGATGCGTAGCCGAAGAATCTTTTACCTTGTCGTTTTCTACTTTGTTGTCATTCTGAAGGCGGGCACCAGAAGTTTCTATTATTGTATTATTACGAACACTCCCCTTGTCATGCTCCGCCTTTACTCTGTCATGTTGAGCCATAGGCGAGTCCTGCGTAGCCGAAACATCTATTACTTTATCATTAAAAGAATTGTTATTTATGGCAATCTCATTATTACACTCATTATTTGCAAAATCCACACTTTTAGCTACACTAGCAGTAGCCAAAAGACTAGATTCTGATACTTTGTTGGATATTGCCTTGCTAGATTCTGTGCCTGTATTGATAGATTCTTTGTGATGTAGCACATTATGATGTTGAGCCACCGCCTTATCATTGCTTTGAGGGCTAAGAATCTCATTATCGCATTCATCGCTCCCTGCATTCTTAAGGCTAATCTCCCCATTAGCCTTATATGCATTTATAAAAGCCTCTACTTCTTTACTTATAGCCTTAATATTGTATTTATCCTCTTTTTTGTATATCTTTACAATAGTTTCTATTCTTTGGTTATATATAAACGCTTCTGCTTCTATTTCGCTATTAAATGGCTCACTCCAAATGCGCAATACTTTGCCGCCACGACCTATGCCGTTTGTGTAGGTGAATACAAAATATTTATTATCTATTTGGATAATATTTTTATGGCTTGAACTTGCTTTTAAAATTTTCTTATTAATAGCCTGAATGCTTATATGATACATCTTTCCCAATTCTCTTGTTGTCATCTTATGAATCCGTCCTCTCTAAGAGCTTTTTCGTATCTAGGCATATCTGTTTTTGGGTATTTACATATAAAAAATCTTAATGTTGAGTAGTTCAGATTTTTTTGATACTATATGTTTTAATAGTCCCATATCTCTTTTTTATTTGACTGCTTATATTTTTTTTCATTAATACCCCTTATTTTGCATATAATGTTATATAACAACACAAATTGCAAACTACATTGTCTGTTTGGATAATATTATCCAAATATATAATTTATGTCAAGGTAATTTTATGAAAATAGATAACAAATTAAGGGAAATAAGAGATTCGTTAGGGATTAAGCAAAATCAATTTGCTCATGACCTTGATATCCCACTCCAAACATATATTAGATATGAACACAATAAAAGGGAGGTTCCAAGCGGTGTTATGAAAAAAATTTCAGATAAGTATGGTGTTGATTTTAATGCATTTTATAATGGTGTGATTGAAGGCAATAATAACATTCAAGTCGTTGGTTGTAACAATAAGATTCCAAATGCCAAAGATGATGAGCTGGAAGAAATATTCCAACTGATTAAAGATTATGCACCACCAAAGATGATTAAGGACATTAAAGAAAAGCTCTTAAAGATAAAGGACAGTTATGGCGATTAATGGCAACAACAATAGTATAGTTTTTGGTGAAAAGAAGGTTATTAGAAAAGTGGTTGAATTACAATTAGACCCAGATATTCACATTACAGCAGAACAAAGGTTTAAGTTACAAGCACAAGTTAAGGATATACATGATTTTTGCAAGAAATTCCAAATTCATTTTAGAGATGGTGTAGATATAAGTAATACAAGCAGAGATGTATGGTGGAGCTTGAAAACAAAAATGAAAGTTAATAGTTATAAGGAAATCGAGCAAGATAATTTTAATCAAGCTGTAAGGCATTTGAAATTTTTAAAAAAGAAAGTTGTGGATAAATTAAAAGATAAAAGTGCAAAAGATTACAAAGAATATATTATCCCTAAACTACAAGAAATTTTTAATATTAAAAAATCTCAAAAGGGTGTAGTCAGTGGATGCGACAACTTGCTTGATTTTGCCGTAAAAAAAAGACAGGAAAGATTAAATCTAATATATCACTTTTTTCTAAAGATGATATAGCTAAAACTTATACCGCACTAATCAACATAAAAGGTTGATTAGTAGGTTGATTAGTGAAGTTACACACAATCCCAATTCGTTAAGCTTTTAGTGCAAAGCAAAGCTTCTTTAGAAAAAGGTATGCCAAGAGAAGAGCAAATATGTGTTACCCGAATAGATGATGAATTGTATATCAAAAGGCTACAAAAACTACCAAAATACAAGCTTATAAGCGATAATAAAAGCTATGATGATATAGATTTAGAGGGAAGAGATTACGATATACTAGGTATTGTTGTCGGTTTATTCCAAAAGATGACTTGA